ATAATTAAATTGAATGCAATATTACTGCCATCCTCTTGGATCGTTCCAGTTGTCGTTCCATACACAATACCGTAAATCATTTTGCGCAAAAAGGCCTGGTTGGTAGAATTATAATAAGCAGGCATGGTCCAGTTAATATCCGCTACAGTAACTATAGTGCCGTTAAGATCTGAAGTCAGATCGCCACCGTTGCCAATCCACATCATTGCCCCTGAACGTCCACGCGCGTCTGTTGTGAATGGGCGGCCAGTACCATTAGTATTAATATAACGGGCGATTGCACTGTAAGTTATAGTCGGTGCAGTAGGAAAAAACGTTGCGTTTGCGGTTTGCTGGTTTAATGAACTACCACTTACCGTAAGAGTCCCTCCTCCAAGCGGAGATATAAAATTACTAATGCTGTTGTTTCTATGAGGAAACCCCGAATGTTCTCCAGTTAGATATAAAAATCCGCGATTTTGCAAAAATGCATAATATTTAGTTCCGTCTGCAGTTGAAATTGCTGTGTTATATCTTAGGTCATAAATTTGTTGGTATCCGCTAATATCCGCCGGTAATGATGTGCTGTTTAAATACGTTACAGTATGACCAGTGGCCTGCAATTCGGTAATAAACCCATATTGGGCCCCGTTTGCGAGGCCAACAACAAGACAATTATTATACTCTGGAGGTCTAACTTCGCCAGCCCCAATTTCAGATGTCCCGTTATTTCCCCAGTTATCTCTATTTGCATTATCTGTTTGACGTAAAAGACCCCAATTTATATCACCATAATGCCCAGACCAATTTCTTGCGTATTGTGCAGCGGGCTTCCCGGAGGTCCCACCGTCCGTTTCAATCCTGTATCCGGCCGGTTTCATTGATTCTTCTAATTTTTCAAGAAGGTCTACATCCCAAACTCTTTCGTCGTCTTTTATTAACATTGCTTCTTCATACGTAAGCATGTAATTGGTATTTCTGCTTATCGGTCTTTGCTTGGTAACGTCAACTGCTCTGTCTGGGATGTATAAATTACCACCGGGAGTCTCCATATCTTCATAAAAACCATCTAGATCTTCGTGTTTATAAAGAGTAACTATCCATTCTTTAAGCATCTATGTTGCCTCCATTTGTAATAGTACTAAGGTGACTACAATGTTTGCTGTTCCCAAACCTTTATTTCTCACTGTGATTGGTATGTTTGTTGTTATTGGGTCTTCTAAGTTATACGCTAAAACCGCTGGAGAAAGTATAACTGTTTCAGAACCGGTGGTAATTACTTCTGCAACAACACCTGCATCTGGATCTGGATCTGTATATTCGTTTCTTGATGCGTCTGCCGTACGCGAAGCGTCATTTACATACAAAGTTACCCATGCTGCACCAGATGTTGTAATCGTATATAAAGAATAACCTTTAAATCCTGTAATGTTTATATCTGCGGCGCTTCCTGCCCCAAGACTTGAAGCGGTTGCTGACAAAGTGGATCTGCTAGATCCATCTAACGATCCGGCGGTACCTTGGGTTCCTACATTACCTGTACCTTGAGTACCTTGAGTACCTTGAGTACCCGCATCTCCACTTCCCCCTATCAGATAATTGTTGTTATCAAATGAAGATCTCCAAGTAGTAATTTGAGTGTCTGGGTTATTGTAGAATCTGCCAGGTTCTGCTATGTCATTAAACGATGCAGCTCCTGTTATCTCTTGATAATACGGCAGGCCTACTTGCGGGCCGTAAACTTTACCGGATACGACATCATAAACAACATCGTCTGTGGATGAAACACCACTGAAAACCCGATTGCTAAAATAAGCTCGTCCTTGATTATAAGCCATATACCCGTATTGCTGCGGCCCTCTAAATTTTTCAAGTTTTGGATCGCTTGTTAAGTCAACCGCAATAGTTGAAGCTTCGCTTAAAACGCTAGTTCCAAAAGGAGAAGTTCGCGCGGTTATACTGTTACCTTGCCTACTAATATTTACTTTAGTTGCTCCCAAATGATTCCAGCTGCCAGTGGTTGCTACAGCACTGGTGCCATCATAAATCAGTGCAACGTCTGATTGCAGATAATTATACCAAAGTGACCAGGTTCTGCCGTTGTCCTTACCTCCACCACTGCGAACTACAGATAGAGTATGTTCCCTATATCCAGACTGGCCATAGGTTCCTTCAATTACGAAAGCAATGACAATACCCATAACGTCATTGCCGCTGTCGGGACTTGAGAGCGTAGCGTCTAAAGTATAAAATTGGTATTTTAAATCTGATACAAATCCGACCATTGTTGCAGTGTTATGAGCCCCGACGATCCTATCATGACCGGGATCATATGTCCATTGGGCTGCTGTAGTTTCACCGCTGCTGGCGGGATAAGTGAGGGTGCTGTTATGTGAAAATCTATACCAAGAATTAAAAATAGTTTGGTTAGTTGGTGGCGCCGGCCCGGGGGTGGTGAAATAATCAGCAACCTCGCTTACATCCGTTACAATAGTTGGTTCTATGTTCACAAGATCGTCAAACTGTGCGTTATTTGTATTGTCCTGAGTGTTATATAGAACTTCACCTTCTTGTCCTATTGGTAATGTGGTGTCACCTTCTGGGCCTACGGTACCTTGAGTACCTTGTGTGGTACCGGCTTGACCCTGTAAACCCGTCCCTGTGATACCTTGAATACCTAGGGTACCTTGAGTACCTTGTGTGCCCTGAAAGCCTTGAGTACCTTGAAAGCCTTGAGTACCTTGTATCGCAGTACCTTGCGCGCCTATAATACCTTGAAACCCGATTGGGCCCATAGGACCCGGCACACCGCGTGTGCCCTGGTTTCCTTGCCAACGTGAACCTTGTAAACCCTGGTAACCTAAAAGTCCTTGATTACCTTGTATACCTTGAGCACCCAACGTACCCTGACGGCCCTGTCGTCCTTGAGTACCTTGGTGACCGATAGTACCTTGCCGGCCCTGAGCACCTTGCCGACCCTGACGGCCCTGTCGTCCTTGAGTACCTTGAATACCCTGAGTACCTACTTTACCCTGTATTCCCTGGATACCTTGCATTCCCTGGATACCTTGTACACCTTGGTTTCCCTGTATACCTTGTATACCTTGAATACCTTGACGGCCTTGAGTACCTTGTAAGCCTTGGACACCTTGGACACCTTGGCTGCCTTGCATGCCCTGAAAGCCTTGGCGGCCTTGGATCCCTTGCCGACCTTGACGACCCCGAATACCCTGAATACCTTGGACGCCTCTAGTACCCTGAATACCTTGGATACCTTGTTCACCCTGAACACCTTGGACACCTTGCCCAGGTCCACGTAAACCTTGAACGCCTTGAACACCTTGCTCTCCCGTGATACCTTGAGAACCTTCATTTCCAGTACCCTGAATACCCTGACGGCCGTACGATCCTTGAATACCCTGGATACCCTGTTCGCCTGTAATACCCTGCACGCCTTGAATACCCTGAATACCCTGAACACCTTGGACACCTTGAATACCCTGTGGACCGACAATGTTTCCTACATTTAGCCATTCTCCGCCGTTGTCAGGAGTAAAAGTCCACAAGTCATTTGTTAATTCATCTATAGCAGCATCCCCAGGAACAGCATCTGCAAACGATGTTTCTAGTATTACCTGTGGATCGAAAGTCGGTGCTTGATTAACATTTGCCACAGTCCCAAGTATTCTAAACGGGTTACCGGTATTACCTTGAACACCTTGCTCGCCTGTGATACCTTGCATACCTTGAGTACCTTGTATCGCAGTACCTTGTACGCCTTGAATACCTTGAAAACCTTGAAATCCACGATTTCCAATAATACCTTGGAAACCTTGAGTTCCTTGTATTGCAGTACCCTGGATGCCTTGTATACCTTGACGACCTTGAAATCCTTGTATACCCTGTCGGCCTTGAATACCCTGTATTCCCTGGATACCTTGCATTCCCTGGATACCTTGTATACCCTGAGGCCCAACAATGTCTCCAGTGTTTATCCATTCGGTTCCGTTCCACAACCAAAAATGGTTTAATTCCTCGTCAATTATGCCGTCAGACATACCAGGTCCGGCGATAGCAGGTCTTTCTGTTGGAGGATTGCCATCTGTTGTCGGACCAAACGCTTCTCTTATTATTTCTTCAGGAGTGCGGGCTGGATAATTAACGTTTACATCTTCAATAGTTCCTATTATTCTAAACGGATCCCCAGTTTTACCCTGTACACCCTGGCTGCCTTGTAAACCCTGGCTGCCCTGTAAACCCTGGTACCCACCGCCACCTTGAATACCCTGAGTGCCTTGAATACCCTGTATACCTTGAAAGCCTTGTAATCCTTGGCCGCCTTGCATGCCTTGGATACCTTGCTCGCCCTGAATACCTTGAATACCGTCAAAACCTTGTATACCCTGGCGTCCTTGAATGCCTTGTAATCCAATGCCTGTATGACCTTGAACACCCTGCTCTCCTTGAATACCTTGAACACCCTGGATCCCCTGAATACCTTGGACACCCTGAACACCCTGCGTGCCCTGCGTGCCTTGTGTTCCGAGATTTCCTTGAATACCTTGCGAGGCCTGGGTACCTTGAATACCTTGTACGCCTTGAATACCTTGTACGCCTTGCATACCTTGGAAACCTTGGACTCCTCTTACAGGACCAACGTTTACCCAAACATTGCTGCCCGTGTATGCCCACAGATCGTTTGTCGCTTCGTCAATAACAGTCTGGCCAACTCCCGCAGAAGAAAACGCTGCGTTTAGCAAAGTAATTGGGTTGTTAGGTGGATCTGCGTTAACGTCGCTTACCGCTCCAATAATATTCAGAGCGGGCCCGAAAGCACCTTGAAGTCCTTGAGAACCTTGAAGTCCTTGCTCTCCCATGATACCTTGGACGCCCTGAATACCCTGAATGCCTTGTATGCCTTGTTCACCCTGAATGCCTTGTAAACCCTGTTGGCCAAAGGTACCTTGGAAACCAACACCAGTTGTACCCTGAGTTCCGATAAAACCTGTAAAGCCCTGGGCTCCAATGATTCCTTGATTTCCTTGTAAACCTTGAAGACCTTGCGATCCTTGTATTGCAGCTCCTTGAGTACCCTGTATACCTTGATAACCTAAGTTACCTTGAATACCTTGCAAGCCCTGGTTTCCGTAACCAGCTTTACCCTGTACGCCTTGTATTGCAGTACCTTGTAAACCCTGGGTACCTAAACCGCCAGTTCCTTGAATACCTTGGTCTCCTAGAACACCCTGAATACCCTGAAACCCTTGTATTCCCTGAATACCTTGGACACCCTGGTTTCCTTGAAGTCCTTGTATTCCTTGTATTCCTTGAAGACCTTGGCCTCCTTGAAGGCCCTGAATACCTTGAAAACCTTGAATACCTTGAATACCACGGCGCCCCTGTACGCCTTGTATTCCAAACTCACCTATTGTGCCCTGTATACCTTGGATACCTTGCCAACCTTGAATACCCTGAACACCTTGGACACCTTGCTCAGCAATATTACCTTGAATACCCTGAATACCTTGAAAACCTTGAAAACCTCGACCGTCAATACCTTGGACACCCTGGTTTCCCTGGATACCCTGCGTACCTTGGCCTCCTTGAAAACCTAGTGTACCCTGCGTACCTTGCTCGCCAGTAACTTGAGTACCTTGAGTACCTTGAGTACCTTGCATTGTAGTAGAACCGCCGCTGCCGCTTGATCTAACCCAAACGTTAGTAGCTGCGTTGTATGTGAATACTACAGTTCCAATAACATATGTGTCGCCGTCTGCAGGTGATGTTGGAAATGCCATTAGAAAATTTCTCCTGGTTTAGTTGGCCAAACGATTGTTTTAGGGAAACCTACTTGACTTGATACATCCCTGAGTGCTTGACGATAAGTTGCCCAGGCTTGGCAGTGTGTATTGCTCTTCCACGCTGTATAGCTTCCACCACTCCAGAGCATTGAAGTGCATTTTGCCCAATCTGCATCAGATGCTAGCAAGAGAGCATCACGTTTTTCTATTGCTTCAAGGTTTAAAACATCAGAATTTTTTGTAATTGCTTCTTCTACATACCCTGGCCAATCAGCTGGTTTGGCATCATCTGCTACTACAATACGATTACCATCTTTTACAAAAATCTTTGTCATGTTATTCTCCTATCCTGCATCATAAACTATTCTAATACCAGCAGCAACACCGGCCGGATCAGTCCATATGGCATAGCCAGGGCCCTCGGAGGTGGACACTGCGATTGCTGAGCCCCCGAATGAACCTTCACCACCTGCTGTAATGTAATCTGTTACACCAGTTGCTAAGAAGTTGGTGACATCTTCATAAACATTTGGGACACCATTATACGAAGTATCATTTGCGTAACCAGAAGTATTAACAGTTATGGTTCCATCAGTACCATTAGCATTCGCTGCTGTTACAGCGGTAGTTGCTTTTCCTATGGCACCACCAGTGCCACCAGAAAGCGATATTGTCCCGGCACCTACTGTCCAGCTACTGGCAGATGCTGAAGTACCTGTTGAAGTATCAATATTACTTGTTGCCGTTGTCCTGCTGGAGCCACCTGCGCCGAAGGTTACTGAGGAACCTTGTAACACAGATACATCAGGCACATAAAAAGAGATTTCACCTCCAGAGCCACCTCTAGTTGCATAAACTTTCCAGGCGGCACTTATCGCGTTGCTACGATAAACACCGCCACCACCTCCGGAACCACCAGCAGCAAAGAAACGAACCCAGGCGCCGCCTGTTGTTTTATCAAGTACAATAGCACCTGAGGTAGAGATTTCCTGAAGTGTTCCATATGCTACATCACCACCGCCACCACCACCGCCAATTACTTCAAGCCACGCGTTTCCATTCCATATTACTAGAGAACCGCCACCGCCAGTTGAAGTATCAAACCAGGCATCGCCGACATTCTTTGTAGCAGGTGCCGTCCCTGAAACTGTTGTTTTACTACCGCTTCCGCCTGATCCACTAATGAACTTATTTGAGGATGCGACGTAAGTCCATACGTTGCCGCTACCATCAGTAAACGTATCACCGTTAACAGCACCTGATACAGGGAAAATAGCCATTATGGAGTACTCCCGTAAATAGTACCATTATCAGTAAGTGTTATTGCGTTTGATGACGATATCGCTGCGCCGCCGGCACCACCGCCTGCGTCTGCCGATCCTCCACCTGCAGCACCCCAGCCGCCACCGCCGCCGGCGTTATAACCCGAGCCGCCTTGGCCAGCATTTCCAGCACTACCGCCATCTATAATTGTTGTCCCACCCACACCGGGAAGAATACGACCGCCACCACCGCCGCCAGTAGAACCTCTATTTGAACCAGTGCCATCGCCAGTACCACCACCGCCGCCGGCTCCTCCACCGTGGCCACCTAGGTAGGTGACAACTTGGTTGCCATCAGCATTGCTGCTAGTGTGTACAACGTCAGCGGCATCACCCCCCGTTGAGCTCAAAGCGCCGCCACCGCCGCCGCTGCCGCCTGCACCACCACCAGCACCGCCACCACCACCGCCAAAGTTTGTCGCTTCGTCCTCAGACCCGCCACCACCGCCACCACCGCCCGCAATGTAAGCTCCTGCATTATTTGTAATAACTATCCCTGAAGCGGTTATATTAATAGCTTGACCGCCTGCCGAGCCAGCCGTCGCGTTGTTTCCGTTTCTGCCGCCGCCAGCGCCACCTTTACCTATGATGACACCGTTGTTGATAAGTGTCATGCCAACAACATCAAGAATAAGAGCTGGCTGAGTATTATCATCTGACCAGATCCAAAAATCTGCTGGGATAGTAAGAGTTCCATTATCAGCAGTTACAATCGCTGATGCCCCAGGGTTAACTCCGTTAGTTGCTGGAACGCTAGTCATAGAAGAAGCATAAAGTGGACCCACACGGTTGGCCAGTCCATTAATATAAGCCCCAGAGGCAGGTGAAACTTCCGCCGCTCCCTCCGCTTCCTCCGCTTCCTCCTCTTCCGGCGCAGAATTCGCCTGCGCAGCTGCTGGCCCACCTCCAACCGCTTTAATCCAATATGTGCCATTATACACAAACAGGCCAGCTTCATTGGTGTCTGAATTATCAAACCAAAGGAATCCTTCTACTGGGTTTTCAGGAGGATTTGGCGAAACTGTTACTGTACCTGAAAGCGCTTGAAAGTTATCGTCCAGTTCGTCAAAGGTAAGGGCAAATCCCTTGTCGCGCCGTAATATTACACTCATGTCGTTTCACCTTCATCGCTGTAATACAGTCCAACGTATGCGGCAAAGAGACCCGCGGTTTCAGGACCGTAAGGTTGGTAACCGGGATTTGGAACTACGTAATCGTCATCTACATAGGAAAAAGCTATTCTATCTTCTTCGTTAATATCATCAAACACGAATTGGTACGTAAGATCGATCAGACGCTGTTTTTCAACGGGGTCTGTTTCTGCCGCGATTTGAGCAAGAAGACTTCTATAATTTGGTTTCGTACTCATAATTTATCCACCAGCAAATACTTTACCAGAACCAGCTGATGCTGCATTTGCAGGCCACGTTCCGTGGCCACTAGTAGAATCTAATTTTCTGTGCACGCCAATACCGTTTATAAAAACTTTAGTAGATGCACCAACTGCTGTGTCACCGCAAGCGGTTTTATCTCCCTTTACGATGGCCTTACGTGTCTCAACAAACACTTTTTGTTGTTTTGTTGAATTATATGGAGTTTTGTGAAACGGGTTTGGAGTTGGAGATGCGTGCCCGTAATGGCGGTCTACTCTATCTCTTACTATTCCTTGTGTCATAATATTAGCGCCTCTTTTTAATTGTATTTATAAAGAGGCGCCATTTTGTATTTAAGCAACTTCTAAAAATCGTTCTTTTGCAATTATATATTCTTTTACTAACCCAGAACGAACGATATCATCCACTCCAAAATTTATAACTTCAAAAGATGCGATTTGATTAATAACTTTTAAAAAGTCGTATAAGCCCGAGGTATCGGCTTTATTTTTAGAAGTAGCTAGGTCGTCTTGTTTAGTGTCTCCGCAAAAAATAATTTTTGACGATTCGCCAACTCGAGTAATAATAGTATCAAGCTCGTGATAATTCATGGACTGACATTCGTCAACCATTATAATTGAATTATCAAAAGTAAGACCTCTTATATTTGAAGAAGTTGTAAATCTAATCATGTCCTTTTGCTTAAGTATTTGATATGCATCTTTTCGTGAAAACAAATCATTTACTATATCGATATAAGGCAATTCAAAAATTGCTTCTTTTTGTTCTAATGTGCCTGGGACAAACCCCTGTTCGCGTGTCTGAACTGCAGAACGTATAATGACGACCTTTTCATATTCTCCTTTCTCTAGTACGTCTTTGAGTGCTAAATATGTAGCACACATTGTTTTACCCGTACCTGCTGTTCCGATGGCGGCAACGTTGTATCCTTCTTGATAAGATTGAAATAAATCACCTTGTGTAGGCGTTAATGGTTGTATTTCGCGCATTGCAAACTTCGTGTTTAAAATGCTAACTAAATGATCCATATCTCTTTCTTGTCTAAGCTTTTCTCTTTTGGATAATCTGCGCTGTTTAGATGCCATGAAACCTCCCTTTACATTTTTAAGAAAACATTATATCTCCTTAAAAACTGTTTATTGTGTTATGTTTGTGAACTTTTGCTTTGTTTAATACATCACGAAAACCGGCATCGGGTTTAGTCACACCGATGCGTACCGAGTCAACGATCCCCGGAAATCTTTTAAAAATTTGTTTGATGTGTGGGTTTTCTTCTAAGTATGTTTCGCGTTCAGCCATACTTAGTATTTGGTCAAATTGTTCATTTGTTTCACGATTTTCAAAACTATAATGAGGCATTAAGTCTCCTTTAAATAAAAAAAAGCAGCCCTCACAGACTGCTTTTAGCATGATATAGCTAACCTGTAATATATCTATTTATACGACAAGTTCATAAATCTCGCGCCAATTAGCAACTTTTATTGCATCGCCAGAATAATTTTTATTAAAGTCATGTTCAATTAAAATTGAGTTTAAACCAAGTTTTAAACCGAGGTCTGCGTTTTCAGGTTTATCTTCTATCCAGGCGCAGCCGCTATCGCGATAAGTTTCAAGTGCCTCATCTTTATCTCCGCCACACTCAAGACAGATTATTTCTTCAAACACCTTTTTACCGAAGATAGCTTCAATATTTTTCTTGCGGAGCTTTCCAGCATACTTATCAGTAGACAAAGATGTGATACAATGAAAAACATAGCCATGATCTTCGTGCAGCTTACGAACATACTTAACAGCATCTCGGAATGGTGTTAACCAACCAATCGCGGCTGAGCAATTGAAATACTCACACATTTGTTTAGCTTCGCCATATGACATATTGAACACTTTGCCCATGTCGTATTCAGCTTCGCACGTAGGATGATGACCGCGCGCAGCCATCCACTTGTAAAATGAATACTGCCAATCAAGCAATACTCCGTCACAATCTACAAGGATCAATTTTTCATTTATTTTCATATTATATTCTTTCATTCATTTCAAATTAAAAAAGGGGCCCGGATTGGCCCCTCTTTATTATCAAACTGCAAACATTTTTTTTGCAGTATTTGGGCAACACTTAAACATTTTACCAGAGGCATTTGAATACACAAATGGCATTTTGTATGAACGCGGCTTGTACATAACAAGAGTTTGACCAAGTTTATTAGTCGACTTAAGTCCAAGTCTTTTCATTTCAAGAGCCAGAAGAACATCTTCTTGAGTCTCGGCACCTTTAACTTTTGCTTTAACTTTGATTGAGACTTCAGTATTGTCAAAAGACATATTGCCTACTTTAATTTCAAGATTTGATTTTACACCGTATTTGTCCATAAGAGCTTGCATTTCAGTGCGAAGGTTCTTAAGGTTTTGGCGGTCAAAGCTAGTAAATTTTGTCATAGTAGTGATTCCTTTTGTTTCACGTTATATTAATAATATACACTATTAAAACAGGTTTGTCAATAGTTAATTTGATTTAATTTCAAATTATCCTTCTTCTATGAGATATCCTTCGTCTTCGTCATCCCAAGTATAAATTTCCATTCCATTAAAACCCTCTTGTTTCCATCCACGCGCTTCTGCGTGAGCTTCAACAATTTCACCATATTCAGCAGTTGGCCAAAGGCCGGCTTTTATCGCCCATTGCTTCATATCTATTTGAACCGCACTAGATTGTTCACCTTGAACCAGATGCGGTTTGTTAATTTTAGCCAATTCGTCGCTTATAATTTCAAATCCGTTGCGTGTTGATACGGTCATAGTGATTCCTTTTGTTTTCGCTTTATATCATTAATATAAACTATTAAAACAGACTTGTCAATAGTTAATTTAGCAAAGTGGGAAACCGAAGCTCCCCACTTTATTTTTTTATGTTGGCGCTAAGACATAATGCACAAGTAATACAAGTGCAACTGAAGCCCCAAGACCAACCATCATTTTACCAAAGTCTTTTGCAACTATTGGAAATACTGATTTAGTTTTCTTTTTACCAGTGAATGTAGCAATAGCTAATTCGCGTCCTGCTAACATGCCTACAAAAACCCAAGTTGTGCTCATTGGAATGTCATTTAATTCTTTAAAGAAATACAAGCATAGCCAATAGAATAAGTCAATCAATGTGGCTGATCGTACATATCTTGTATTATGTTTCTCTAAAACAATTTGCTGGATTTTCCCGCCTTTTTCTTTAAACATGAAGAATAAACCGGCGACGAATACAACTGATATAAGAACCATCAAATCCACAGGAACCACGCGTGGTAAGAATACCGCGATATTGGCCATATCATGTGACAGCCAAGTCCACCATAAACCACCTGTTGCTAACCATTGAGCAATTCGCCAATAGTTCTTATACTCTTCTTTAACGGGTTTAGACTCATCGAGCCATTTGCTAACAAAGTACCATACTGCGTAAGCAAACGCTGCAGCAACACCGTAACCCATAATAGATTTCATAAGCATTTTTTCCAACACGAAGGTTGAAGCAAATACTGATAATACTAAGAATGATGTTGAGACCGGCACACCAAAACGTGTTAAACCGACGAGTACTGCTGGTGCCATTGCGTGATACCATTGAACTTCCTGCCAAGGAATCTTGTTCAAACGGCCGTAACTAATATCACCACCATTCATGTACCAACCATACCAAAGTGTGGCAAGCAATACGCTTGATGCTGAAATCCATAATGTTTTGTAAGTAACTCTCTCATTGTTTGATGCCATCCATGTACCGAGAGTTTGTACTGAATCATTTGCAATTACTGCATACGCAGCTAACAGGAACCCGATAAGGCTCCATGTTGTAAGTAGTTCCATTTAATTATCCTTTTGCTTGACGGCTTTACCCCGTCGCTCACAATATTAAACATGATTGTTTAACGCAGTATTTATAGGACACAGTACGCTTAAAAAAACGGAAAAACTATTTTGTTTTTCCGTTTAATATAATATTAGAAATATAAGTTTAATCAGATTCAGTTTTAATGTTATCTCTTAACGCATCATATAATACTTCTGATATAACTGCAAGTTGTAAACCAGTCGCTTGAACTCGACTCTCGACATATTCCTCATACGTCGAATAACAGTGTGCGCGCTTCGGCGGAGTACGGTTTGTTATCATATTTAAAATTCCTATTGAATTAAGTTTATGCCATTGCTGACATTTTAGGGTTGTGAGAAAAAGCAACAAAGCCTATTGGAGCAACAACTGCTACGGTGCCATCTTCGGCTACGATAACATCGCCAACTGACAGGGAAGACATGCGACTTAAACGCTCGATGTTTTCCTCTGGGCCCATGTTACCGATGTGGAATACTTCGTTATAATCTTTGGCTTCGATGTTACAAACATGAGTGTAGTAACCAGCTTCAAAAGCATCAGAAGCAATACCACCAATCTTATGACCTTTAAAGTCCATCATCATAGCGTTACGAGCTTCAAAAGCTGGAACAGTATTATTACCGTTGATTGCTGCGTATTGAGCTGTTGAAAGCTGGATTTGGTAGATTGAAAACTTAGCCATAAGATGATTCCTTTTTGTTTACCTTATACAACTAATATACTATATTAATATAGGAATGTCAATAGTTTTTTTCTTTTAATTTAAAATAATTTCTAAAATCTTTTTCATCATGGGAATATTCAAAAAGTATCGTGTCTTCAATTACACCGGTATTCTCTTTATAAGTCCATTGTGTTTGGTTCATATGAGATTTGCAAAAATGCTTCGCCGCAGTTCTTAGATCACTAGGAATACAAATCTCGTAATATTTTTCTACGTTTGCCCAAGTTTTTAAATGTGACATTATAGTTTCCTTTTTATTCATTAAAATATATAAATAAAGAAAGCGAGTTACACAATTAAGTTTGAACTATATTATTACTTATAATTTAAAACAGGTTGTGAAAAATGATAGATCCAATTACCGCAATTACAGCAGCTACAGCTGCGTTTAATACCGTTAAGCGATTTGTTCATGCAGGGCAAGAATTTGAAAACGTTGCAAAACAACTCGGAAAATGGTATACGGCGTCGGCCGACTTTAGGCACGCCCAACAAGAAAATAAAAATCCCCCGATATTTAAAAAGTTATTTGCAGCAGGTTCTGTAGAAGAAGAAGCGCTTAACATACTTATATATGATAAGAAACTTATTGAGCAAGAAAAGGAATTGGCTTTACTTCTCAACATGCGTTTTGGCTATGGTACTATGGAAGAGCTTAAAACAATGCGAAGAAAAATAAGAGCACAAAGACAGGAAACCGTTTACAAACAAATTGAAAGAAGAAAAGCGTTAATTAATTTAGTTACAGTTTGCGTAGGTTGCATCGCAATTACAACGTTAATAATAGGGGGTGGGTACTTTGTAGGATTAGGCATGGGTAAATGGTAACGATATTTTTGTATTCTGTTGCCATGACTCATGTTTGGATTAACAACCACAGCGCGCTAGTAAAAATATGCAAATACTCAGTGCCAATTGAATTGCGTGCAAAATACAATAGTAATCCTATTCAAAGAGTAGTGCACTACAATAATAGTTGTCCTAAATCAATCTCAATAGAAAAATAAATTAGCCCCAGTCTTTAAAGTCTTGTAAAATATCTTCGTTATAGATATACCCGGCGCGATATGCTTCTTTTTCAATATTAGTTAAATCGTCAATTCGCTTAGACGTACGCGTACCTCCTAAATAATAGTGAGGTACTTGTCGCCGGCCATAATAACTGTCAGCCGAACCTCGGTCAAAAGGTCCTCCATGACGTGCGTCGCCTGAACCGACTTCTACATCGTAGACGCGTCCGTGATATTCAAAAGTTTGTGATTTTTCGTGATACTTCATTACATTACCAATTCTGACTTAATCATTAATTTTAGGAAACAGCATGTCAGTACAAAACTTGTCTACATCTGCTTCATCTAAACCCAAACTTTTCATTGTGCGAGGAGTGTGTGGATTTTGTTGTTGATTGTGGCAGTAGTAGTTTTGTGCAGCAACAGTTTCGCTGTATTCACCCTTGCCTGTAAACTCACCAATTTTACTAAAGTAATCACGTAGATTATCTTGTGCTAGCGTGATAATGGCAACTGCTTCCTCTTCTGAATTTACATTGCCTGCAGCCAACATTTTATCTGTAAAAATATTAGTTGCCCATTCAGGTAATTGCCGTTGTTTTTTAGGAATAAAGTCCGCGACTGATTCTTTGTATCCTACAATCATAGGATGATCGATACCGCCACTGCTTGCTGAAAAGTCGTGAAAAGCGCCTGTCATTTTATTCTTGCCTGCAATAACGTCAAAGCCATATATAGGACCATTGTTGTTAAGCACAGGAAAAACGCATACATGCATCATCCACAAACCCTTACTATCGCGAGCGTCTACAACATCAATGTGAGCCCGCCTAACATTATCATTGCGCCAAACGCGGTTGACCCAAGTATCGTTATTAAAATGAGAAAGACCTAGTTCGTCATACTCTGTTGCGCTTGCATCAAAAATATTAATAATTTCATCTTTGCACTCTATTAGTCTATCCCAAATAACACTCAATTTTTAACCCCATAATTTATAATTAATCGTACCCTCTTACGGCCACTTTATCCATATCTTCATTTATAATCTCAGCTTCACGAGCTTTGTACGCTGCTTCAAATCCTACTTCGTGCATATAATTTTCATTATTACCCCAAAGTCTTTTAAAATATGAATTGTAAGTTTTTTCAACATCTACGTCAGACCACTCTCTATCAATAAGTTTGCCTTTAATCATCCAATTAAATCGGTTAGCTTCTTTACGTACGAATGAGCTGCACACCATAGGTCTCCTTTACAAAATATATTATTTTTATTTATAGTAAAGGTTAACGAATATTATTGAATGTTATCGCTATCAACACATGATAGCGATAACATGTAACATATAGTTACTTTGATTTACAACGCACAGTTGATGTCGCCATGATTACCTTTATGTGTTGGATTAACCCACCCTGACGGCTTCATCAAATCAGGAAGGCCAAACGGGTTAGGGCGGTCAGTTTTAACACCAGGCTCTTTTGCCATGTTAGCTTCATATATAGCGTTCCATGCCATATTAGAATCAACACCAAATACATCAAGTGTGCCTAAGGCAAAAACACACATATCAATTAAGCCGTCAACAATCTCTTCAGGATCTTTAGCTTCGATTGCTTCCATCGTTTCATCGTATTCTTCTTTAACCATAGACATACGGAAATTGAGATAGTTATTCATCAATTCCTTATCGTCCTTGTTTTTTTCAAACCATTCACGCACACCAAACTTGTGGTGCATCATCATCATATCATTTGCCATATCAGTCATAATATATCCTCTTTCATTGTATAATTCATAGTATCATTAAAACGTGTTTTTGTCAACCAATTTTTAGTTGCTCGAGATGAGTAATTTCATCTTTTAATTTTAGCTTTTCTATTTTAGCTCTTTTAACAGAAATTTCTGGAGCTTTTTCCGCTTCCAAGGCTTCTATAGTTTTATGTAATTTTGAATGGCGGTTTTGTAGTAAATTAATTCTGTAGGTTTTTTCTTCGTTATTCATTAACCGTTTCCTTTATATAAAAAAATCTTCAAGAGTATCTACTTTTACTGCGTTCCAACCTATTGCTTCAAGAATACTATCAATCGGACTTAAAAAGACTTTGTTAAATTGAGTTTCGTAATCTATGTATTGATCTAAACCAAGCTGTTTTGGAAGAATATTTGGAAACGAAATAATATTTTCTCGAATTGGATTTGGCAGTTTTAAATGTAAGAATTTAATTTTGTCACCGCTTTTTACAGTTTCAAATTTTTTGTTTAAATTCTTTTCTTTTAAAAAGCTGTTATACAAAATTGCACCGCGAACGTGCATTGGACAACCCTTTTTATATGATTTATTTGTCATGTATTTTTCAATATTGTCTGTACCAGAGTTGCGACCAATAGCTTCAGGTGGTAGTTTGTAGAATTCTTGGCGAAACTCCTCGATAAATTTCTGCACTGTAGCTTCATCGCCATTCATAATAACTTCAAAGGATCCACGCAATTTGTCACGGCAAACTTCCGGTGTAGACGAACGGACTGATTCAAGACCTGTTACTGAAATTTTAGGTTTGTCATAATGAACGCCTTCGGAATTAAGTGTATTCATGATGTAGCGTTTTTTAGCAATAAACACAGTTTTATCTGTGATCTTTTCGCGTTTCATAATCATTGCCTGGCGATAAGAACCCATTGTTTTTGAAAGCTCTACATAACCAGCTTCAATAACAGGTTCAATTTGCATCCGACAAATTTTATCAAGGAATTCTTCACCTACTTTGCGATCAACATCTATTGTTTTAAAACGCTTTTCAATAATAGGAGCCATGTTAACGTAAATAGAGTCTGTATCAATATATATGATATAATCTACGTCAGCGGTACCAAGAACTTTGTTTATATAGTTATTAACAGATTTTTGAGCGTATCGAATAGATAATTGTCCAGAAGTAGTAATCGCTTCAGCCATGTCATTAATATAGTAAAGAAAGTAAATGTTTGCCATTGCGCCATAAAGGCTATTCATACTAATTTTAATTGCCATCTGTGCGTTATGCAACTGATTTGCTTTACGTTTTAATTGATCCTTTTCAGCAGGATCTGTAGCGTTCTCGAGCTCCTGTTCGACCTTGAGCATTTCCTGTTTAATGATTTTACGATTACCATAATATTCATCAATGATCCCTGGAATAACACCAATTTTTTCATTTGTAAAACACGCACCGTTAGCCGCAACAGACGCGGCAGGCCGATTGTTTTGATATTTACCACTTAGTACCATTTCTTGCGAAACATAATCGCGTTCATCTTTTAGATATGTTTCGGGAGACATATTATATTGAAGCATTAAATGCGGATAAAGTGAATTCAAATCAAACGAAACAACCCAAGGATGCATACCAACTTTTGGATCTTTAACATAACCACCAACAAGATCGCCTGCGCGTTGTCCAGGTCGGCCTTTAACATTTGGAACGCGTTTTTCTTTAATCAGTTTGCGATACAAGGTTGTTTCCCAAATACCTACAGTGCCGAAAGCATCACTATAATTAACACCTCCTCCATACGCAACAGTCATAACCAATTCAAGTAAAGATGTTTCATCTTCAAAACGCTGAATAAGCCAAGTATCTTTAAGGTTATAGTCAAGATATAATTGTGGATTTTGCTCATACAATTCCGTGAGTGTACCATAGTCAGAGTAGTCAAGTTTCTTTTCGCCAAGAATTACGCTTGCGATATGATCAAGTTTCCACGATTCTTGTGGTCCGTACTTATAACCAAATTTCTTAAATGCGTCCATATAATCAATAACTGTTATACCAGTAATTTGATAAGTAGAAGCGGGTTTTCCAAAGATTTCACGCGTTTTCATGCGTATGTTTTTCCAAGGAGATAGTTGTTTTGCTTTTTCTTCACCAAATAGTCGAATGATACGCGTAATAACATACATGATATCAAAGTATTCTACATTCCATCCTGTAACAACTTCAGGAAAATCACTTGACCAGAGTTGAATAAAGCGTTGCAGTAAAGCTTCTTCGGTATCGAATTTCATAAACTGGATGTTGTCTGGGTCAATACCGGAGATTGTTTTAGATTTGTCGTAATCTTTACGGCCTAAAAGATTGTAAGTATCGGATTTTGATGATTTCATTGAAATAGAAGTAATTTCTTTATCAGCTTCATCTATGTTTGCGTAGCCATCACTAATATCAACTTCGATGTCAAATGCAAGAATGTTAATTTTTTTCATGTCGAATTTAATATCGTTTGGATATTTTTGTTGAATAAATTGCGCTACATAATTTGTATTACCATACATTTCAAAGCCGTGAACATCTTTGTGTTGTTCAATGAAATCCTTTGCTTCACCCATAGTTCCACATTCCCGAGGGGATAATGGTCTATCACCTATGAGAGAACGGTATTCACCGTCGCGGTCAGGCAAAAATAATGTAGGAGCAAACTTTTCTTTGCGGATAAATGGCTTTCCATTAGTGTATCCACGCCAAAGAATGTTATTGCCAAAGCGCTCAACGTTTGTATAAAAATTAGACATGTGTATCCCTGTGTATCACTGTTAATACATATTATAAATTAAAGATTGAATATTGTCAACAAAATTATGCTGCAATTTCTGAAAAGTTTTTGATTTTTTGAAAACGAATATGTGCATCAAATTTATCACTGAACTGGTGACCACGGTGCGATATAACAAAAATGTTATCATCACTATTTAGATTGTGCAGTGTATCGATCAAGTTTTCAATACCCGTACCGTCAAGAGCGCCATCTAGTGTTTCATCAAGCAACAACAAGTTAGTAGAAACAGAATTTCTTAGTTTTGCAACTGCGCGCCACGCTAACATAATCGACAACGTGATGCGCAACTTTTCGCCTTCGCTAAACGATGCATACGAAAACGCATCACGGAAACGTGACTTAATGATTTCATTAAAGTTCTCATCAAGCTGAAAGTCAACAAACAAATCAAACGCTCCAAGATACTTGTTGATTAGCTTATTCATAACAGGAATATATTGCCTAATAATACGAGTCTTAATACCGCCATCGCGTAACATTGTTTGCACTACGTTCAGCACTTCTTTATTATCAAATAAATCCTGTTGCTCATTCTCATAGTTAGATAGTTTAGACACGAGAGAATCAAGCGCGGAAGCATCAACTGCTTCGACTTCTTGCTCAGCTTTAATTAATTCATTTTTGTATGAAACCAATGCGGTTTTTGCCATCTTAATAGATGCGCGATGGTCACCAATTTTTAAATTCATATTTGACATTTGATCTTCAACAACGGAAATAGACTCGATGCGATCTGCATAAACTTTTGTCTTTTTAGCCAGTTCTATTAAGCCGTTTTCTAATTCAACAACTTTTGCATCTTTTTTAAACATAACATCTTTTTTGAAATCGTGTTCAATACCTTGCTTGCAAGTAGGACAATCATCATGGTCGTGATAAAATGCTAATTCTTTTTGATGCGCGCGAATTGAGCTTTCTATATCACGTCGAAGTGATTTGCCTTTTTCAATTTTTGTTTTTATTTCAGGCTTGTCTTTGATATCATCTGCGCAAACCGTTAATATATCTTGGATAGCCTCGATTGCTTTTTGGTCATTTTCAACAGCCGAAATGTGGCCAGACATTTTTTCACGGATCTTAATAACTTCGTCTTCTTTAATTTTACGAATAGACGCGTTATGTTCTTTTGCTGATTCGAGCTTGGACTCAGTCAAACCCATCTGATAACTATTCTCTGTAATTGATTCTTTATTACTAGAAAGTCTGTCTTTAAGTAAAATATTCATTGTTGAGAATACTTGGATATCAAGCAAGTCTTCAACTAAATCGCGGCGAGTATGTGCAGGCAATTCCATAAATGGTACGTAAGTTGCCGAACCTAACACGACGATTTGATTGAATGATTTATAATTCAAATTTAAAATGTTTTGTTCAAGGTATGTCTGATAATCGCGTGACGCAGCATCTTGATTAATCATTTCATCGTTTTTCCAAATTTCAAACACAACTGGCTTAATGCCGCGTCTAATTAGAAAGTTGTTTTGACCAATTTGAAATACGACTTCAACCATTGCTTCGCGGCCATTGATGCTGTTAATTAACTGGTTTTTATTAATTTTGCGAAAAGCTTTACCATACAAACCAAAAACAATAGCGTCAAGCAGAGTTGATTTACCACTGCCGTTTGTTCCGCTGATAAGCGTAGTTCTTGCTCCGTCTAGTTTAACTGAAGTCCAAGAATTACCGGACGATAATAAATTTTTGTATCTAACTTCTTTAAAATTAATCTTCATGCGATCTGCTGTGCCTCAATATATAATTCATCAATGAGTGTTGTAATTGCCACCTTATCAACTTTCGTATCTATTGACTCGATATACGAGTGCAAAATCTCTTTGGTGTCTTTTGTTTCGTCTAAAATTTCGTCAACGCCAGCTTCCTCTAAATTTAAAGAGTCTTCAATAGATTTAACGTCAGCTGCGCCAGCGTCTGAAAGCTTGTTCAAAAATAAGTCATAGATATATGAGTTATTTCTGTTCTTAACGATTACCTTAATATATGCGTCCGCGATGTTGGTTAAGTCCAAATTTGCGATATCATCAATAGTCATATCTTGGTCATCGTATTCAATTTTGTGATATATCTGAAACGGGTTTAATACCCATGCCAAATCGCGTGTCTCGGTGTCAAGTATTCTAAATCCACGTTTGCCACCATAATCTGACCATGTCATTTCGTATGGAGCGCCTAGATATGTTATGTTATTATAGACTGATGGGTGGTGGAAGTGACCAGAATAAACAGACTCAAAATGTTTAAAGATGTCTTTTGTTAGACCGTGGTCATTAATAGCACCCTTCAGCATTTCAAAACCTTGTATAGCAAAGTGACCCATGCAAATATCAGCTTTTGAGTTCTTCACCGTTTCTAGGCTTGATTCCATGTTATTCTTTGTTAGCCATGGAACCATTATAACATTAGTTGATCCGAATGTCAACTCAACAGGTTTGTCTTTATAAATGTTAAAATTAGAATATTCTTGAAGCAGCAAATTCATTGAATTGATTTCGTTTGTATTCGTATAATACACTGAATGATTGCCGACGATGGCATGGTACTCAATATTACGTTTAGCAATTTGGTCAAAGAAGAATTTCTTTGCTCTATCGAGCGTAACATAATTTACATATTTACGGCGGTCAAAGGTATCACCTAAATCAAGAATTGTTTTAATATTGTGTTCGTCAATATATGGAAAGAAAACTTCTAAAAAGAATTTCTCTTGGTGGTCAAGGAATACCTTTGCATCACCACGTACACCAAGGTGCATATCTGTAATAATCGCTATTTTCATAATTTAATCCCATAGGTTTTCGTAGAAACGACCAAACAATCTAAATCCATCAGTCATTCTGCCTTGATGCGCTATAACACTTTCGCTATCCCATTTGTAATCGTATTCAGATATCCAATCATCTTTGCATTTTTGTTCAAACGCCCAAATCATTTCGTCTAAAATATCGTCCCACTCTTCTTCGCTTAATTCTTGCGGATAGCTATGCTTTGTTTCTTTTAGTTGTTTAAGCATCGGCAATATAATTACAGCAAGTGTATCATCCATGCTCCATGTATCCCAGCGATGAATGTGTACTTTTACTTTTTGCGTACGCCTGTCAAACCACAACCAGTTAAATACGTTGTACACGCTTTGCACTGCGTCTTCAATAGCTTCCCATACGTGATCGCCGTAGTCCCAATAAGCTTCTTCTGGCCAGTGTAAAGATTTGTACTTTTTATTCATATGACGAGTATGCGTATTACATATTAGTCTATTTGAATAATTCCCTATTTTAACTTTCATCTTTAGTCTTTTCTTCAACAACTTTTTTTGGAAGTTTTTTGCTTGCTAATTTTTCTTCATAATCGCTAACGAAATGATTTATATAATCTGCGTTTGTGTTTAAGTGTAATTGTACTTCATTAGATTCATATGTTGCGCCCTGTGCAACCATGTTGTGTGAAGATTTAAAGCGAATATACATTTGCTTTTTTTCTTTTTGGATCCTGCGTAAAAACGCGAACCAAATAACTTGTGTAAAATACGCAAACGGATTTGAAGACTTGTTGTGATCGAAGTTGCCAATGTATAGAAGGCAGTTTTCTATACCGTCCATAATCATATCTTCTTTATAAGTGTAGCCTGAGAAGTTTGGTTTTGTAGCAAGACGGTTTGCAATTTTAAAAATGCATTCTCCAATATAAACCGGCACTATAGGTAACTTATCACCCTGATTTTCAGCTTCAACGCATCGCTTCTTGTATTCAATTAGCGCGTCTAACAAATCCTTGTTGTTTACATAATTTCTTTTTGCTCTTCTCGCCATTATACGATCCTTTTCTATACACTGTTAATATACATTTTATACTATAAATCTGAAATGTCAACTGTTAATTTATAAAATATTTTTACAAATTGTGCATTTTGTTGTTGACAGGTCTGAAAACTAGGGTTATAATAGAATTAATAATTCTGATAGTTGTGGTATATAAGTGTTATTCGAGAGGTATTGTGTATATTTTAAAGGGAAAATGTTCTTCAGAATATATCTCTATCCGTCTCTTGAAGTGATTCAAAGTATAATTTGTAAACGCTCCGACTGACAAATCGTCAGCAATATCATATAACGTAGCTTGATCTGAGTCATCAGCTTTACGTAACGATCTACCAATTGATTGGAGTACTTTGATTTCAGATTTAGATCCAGACGCAAATATCACATTATCTAATCTTTTAATATTTACACCAGTTGAAAACACTCCATATGATGCTAATATATCATGTTGCTTAACAGGATCATTTTCAACAAGGTGGCGAATATTTTCACGTTCATTTCCCTTTACCCCACCATATACAAAATGTAATTTACGATCGTCTCTCCGAAGGAGAGGTTCTAATATTTTTCCGTGTTTCTCAACAAGATCAAATAAAATAAGATTGTTTTGTCCCTTCAAAGACCAAACTAAATTGCGAATAAAAATGTTTCGCTTTTCGTGGTTTGTAAGATATTCTCTTTCAGCTGGGTATCTCTTTTGCTTAACTTGAATAGAATTAAACGCCTTACGGAACTCTTTTCTCTTATCTTCAGGGTGAGACAACACTAACGCCTTCACCTTAAAATTTGCTACGGTACCTTCTTCGATAAGATCTCTTGTTTTTACAAATCTTTTTACTTGTCCGAAACAACCTTCCAACACTAATTGGTGGGTTTTTGATTCTCCAGACTTAAGCGTACCAGTAAAACCGTGACGGTATTCACAATCAGTTAACTTCTCCATAATAGTAGTTAAAGATTTTGCCTGAAACAAGTGTGCCTCGTCACCAAGAACAACTCTGAATTGGTCGAACCATTCTTTGGGTTGCTTTATTAATGATTGCCAAGTACTAATTACAACGGGTGCGGATGTTGTTTTATCTACTCCACCTTGAATTTTATATACGAGCTCCGGATCAAAACCATAGTCTACAAAATCACCTGCCATTTGATGAACTAGTGATATTGTTGGAACTACGATTAATGTTCTATGCCCAAATGCTTGGTAATAGTGTTGTTGTATTAAATAAATTATGAGAGATTTACCAGAAGATGTTGGTGATAATGATAGTGAACGGTTATTTTTAATTGCGTTTACAACATAATCATTTTGATAATCTCGAGGGATAAATTTACAGTTTATTTCTTCTGCTAATTCAAAGCCATAATTGTCTGGTACAATATGATCTATTATCATTTCGTCAGGAATTGCGAGTTCGTAGTCACGTTCTTCACAAAACTTTTTTAAATAAGCAAGGAGGCCTACCAATAATATAGGCCGCATTGGCTGATACATTCGAATATAACCATCCCAAACTCTTGCTTTGAATTTCGGATTAAACTGATATCCGTCAGGTCTAAAAGAAAAGTAATTCATTATTTCCTGGCGTACACCTGGATCTGCTGTTACTTTCATGTGAACCGCGTTTATCGGTTCTACAGTCACTATATCGTTCATTATTCACCTGTAATTTAATTTTTAGACAATGCGGAACGAATACTAATTATCTCTGTAAAACTGTTAGTAACCGCCAGCTTGGAATTTTGCCCAGTCTATCATATTTTTGACTATGAAGTTCCTATTATTTATCTGTTTAACAATACTTTCCAAATACTTAGCACGTTCTTCGTGTAAGGATATTTTTAGGCTAAGTTGGATAATTTCGCTATCGCTCTGGACATGCCGATCTAAATCACCGCGCAAAACTTTTAGTTGAAAGGGTTTCCAACCCCTGTCTTTTAGTTCTAATTCGTCCATCGACCCGCCGTAATATTCAGACTTTACTTTTTCAAATTCAAGCAAATCAGCTTTTAATTTTTTTACTTTGAGCGCTTCTCTATAAAAGAGATTGTAGTATTTATTATGAAGCTCAGGAATGCGAGAAGATTCACGAGATAAATTAGTTTCGTCAATCTTACAATCCTGAGCCCATAGTTGGTTTATTTCATCAATATCCATCACTTAATTCCCATTATATACTGTATAATATAAATATATCACATAAAGTGATAAATGTCAACCTTTCTGTTTAGCAACTTGCACGTCGTAAGCAGCTCTATCAACAATACCTTCATTCAAAAGTCTTTGACGATTTACTTCGTGTGCAGCTTGTGTTTCTGCTTTTGATCCGCCAAAATAAGAAACCGCATGGCCTTCATCGATAAGTATTTCAGTTAAACGCTTATCTGCTCCGTTGTAATTTTCGATAATAAAATCGCCAAGCACTCGTCCAAACTTGCCCTTCATATCTTCGCCATTTTTACTTACTTCAGTTTTAAGAATAACATCTCCAGACAAAAGTTCTTTTACTCTCGCCTTTGCAGCTTCTCCAAATAAATCTTCGACTTTATCTGAAGTTCTGGACTCTGGCGTATCAATACCCATAATGCGAACTCTTTCGTCCGCAAGTATTACACCAAATCCTAATTCTATATCAACATCAACAGTATCACCGTCGATTACTCTGTTTATCGCGCACTTATATTCGTACATTTGGAATTTCCTTATAGTTGTGTTATTGTAAAATCTCTAAAGGTAAAACTCACGGTTGCTTGTGGATACACTATGTCAGTTTGTGTAGTATCAAGCATAATATCAGATAAATTTACTGGAAAACAATCTCTAAATTGAATTTCTATATTCGGGTTTTTATGGCTATTCATAATTACAAGAGAAATGTCTGTAAGAATTCCGTATTCACTAGTTTTTATATTATTAAATTGCGGAAACTCTTCGTTAAACGACAACGCCTTTAACCAATTATAAACCTCTATATAGTTACTCATGGATTCATCAACTATAAAAGACAAAGGCAATTCACCATATGTTAAACGATCGCCCGGCACCGGTACGATTTTAAAAGGTGTATTTTGATCTACTTGTGCAATTGAAACCGAAGGAATAGTTACCGCCTGGGTAAAAAATTGAACCTCTGGTAGCCTCTTCACAGTCACTACAAATTCGAGTGGTGATAAAAAATTAGTTGTCGACATTGATTTTCCTGTTTACATTTACATAGAAACGGTATATAATCTATTTATATATAGTTTATTTATAAGTCCCGTAGTATAAATAACATACAAACCACGTGATGACTAACATACAAATCGCGTAATGATTAAAGCCTCTGAAATGGTAAGAAGAAAAAACAAAAATCCCCCACAGCTTTTAAACCCCTGTATCAATATATGTATTATTGAGAATGGTTCGTGTATAGGTTGTAAGAGGACTCAAAAGGAAATTTCTGAATGGTTTTGGATGGAAGAAGAAACAAAACAGTTAGTGATGAAGTCACTACAAAAGCGCTAATAGCTAAACAGTATTGTGACCCGTGCGATGATTGCACACATTGGATAGGTAAAATGAGGAAGTCTTAATTATGAAAAAATACATTTTTGATGTCGATGGAACTCTAACACCGAGTAGGAAACGTATGAATAAAGAATTTGCTGTATGGTTTAGCAAATTCTGCCAAAGAAATAATGTCTATTTAGTTACCGGAAGCGATAGGCCAAAAACTATTGAACAAGTAGGTAACTACATATACCACCAATGTAAACGCGTGTACCAGTGCTCAGGTAATGATGTATGGGAGCGTGACGTAAACACTCGTACTAATGATTGGGCAATACCTGCAGAAGTGCATCAGTTGTTAAGAGAATTTGTACGAATTAGTGAATTTCCGATACGCGCTGGTAATCATATTGAAGAACGGCCCGGAATGGTTAACTTCAGTATTGTAGGCCGTAACGCTAGTCTAGAACAGCGAGCAGAATATGTTGCTTATGATACTCGTAAAAAAGAGCGTGAAGCATTAGCTCGTATTATCACTAACGAGTTCGCTGATATTACTGCAACGGTAGGTGGCGAGACTGGAATTGATATCGGTCAACTTGGCTCAGATAAAAGCCAAATACTACGAGACTTTAACAGCAAAGATAATATCTATTTCTTTGGAGATGCTATGTTTGATGGTGGCAACGACAAACCGTTAGCAGATGCAATGAAAGCTCGAGATCTTGTTGGGATGTCGTATCCGGTAACAGGCTGGGAACACACATTTAAAATTTTAAAGGAGATTAAAAATTGAAAACTGGTATTGTAGCATCATCATTTGATTTACTACACTCAGGACATATTATGATGTTGAGAGAAGCTAAAACGAAATGCGACCATTTAATTTGTGCTATTCAGATAGATCCAAGTATCGACCGCCACGAAAAAAACGCGCCTATACAAAGTATTGTTGAAAGATACACACAAATAACCGCAGTAAAATACGTTGATGAAGTCGTTGTATATCAAAGCGAAAAAGATCTTGAAGATATATTAGAATCGTATCCAATAGATATTCGTATTCTAGGTGAAGAATACAAAGATAAGGATTTCACTGGGCGCGAAATATGTAAAAAATTAGGCATTTATATTTATTTTAATAAACGAAATCATCGCTTTAGCTCAAGTAGCTTAAGAAAAAGAATTATTGCAAAAGAAACTGTTTGACATTTATAAAAAAATGTTGTAGACTACAATATGTAAAGTATATTAATTATGGGATATCATGTTTAAAATTCAAGGAAAGTTGCCTCGCACTGTAAATGTAGCGTGCTCTGGAGGTGTTGACTCTATGGCCGCAGTAGATTTCTTAAGAAGAAATCATAATGTTAATTTATTATTTTTCGATCATGGTACGGACACGTCCAAAGAAGCTCTGGAATTTCTAACAAAATTCGCAGCTCGTAAAAACGGAGAATTTAATGATAAACCTATTGGTAGTAATATTTCAATAAAAACGAGTAAAATCTCAAGACCAAAACATCAGCGAGAGTCGCAAGAAGAATATTGGAGAAACGAAAGATACAAATTCTTTTTTGATCAGCAAGCCCCTGTAATTACTTGTCACCATTTAGATGATTGCGTAGAGACGTGGATTTGGTCTAGCCTTCACGGAAAACCTAAAATTATTCCGTATACAAATATGAATGTTATCCGCCCGTTTAGATTAAATAAAAAAACAGAATTTGTAAATTGGTGTAGGCGCAATAACATTCCTTGGATTGAAGATACATCAAATGAAAACACAGACCATATGCGAAACTTTATTAGACATGAAATTATGCAAAAAGCGCTGGTTGTAAATCCTGGATTATATAAAGTAATTTATAAAAAAATAAATGAAGATTATGCAGAGCAACCCGTTTAAGATATCTTTTATTTTATAAATAAGATTAAATAGAGACAACAGATGGTGCAAAAAATGAATAAAAGCGAATCAGTTTCAGGCACGTTAAGCTATCTTAACAACGCGTCAAATAGAAAAACACAACAAAACATAAACGAATCTGCGCATAACACACAGCGCAGAGCTCCTAATGTCGTACCACAAAAAAATTCTATAGCTGTAAAAAAAATACAAGTACCAAGAACTAAATCTATTTCAGCTGCAGAGCCGCATTTAAAACAGTTTGCTGGCATGCTAAGTGAAGAATTAGCAAATGTTAAAAAGCTAAAACAAGAACAATTGGAAACAATAAGACAAGAAGAATTAGAAAAAATTCAATTCGCTCACGCTGAAAAAATTCGATTAGAAGAAGAAAGAATTCGTGCTGAAGAGTCTGAAAAAATATTAATGGAACAGGCCCGTGAAAGAATACGTGCTGAAGAGTCTGAAAAAATATTAATGGAACAGACTCGCGAAAGAATTAGATTAGAAGTATTAGCAGAGTTTAATCAAAGTCAACCTCAACCTCAACCGCAAATGCAACCAGCTCAAATTGATGAGTCTTACGAAGAGCAGAATTATTTAGAAGAAACACCTCCTTTAGAAATGCATAATTCAGATGATTATGTATCACACTTAGATGAGTCTCTTTTAGCGTTTTCAGATAATAAAAATTATATTAAAGAGGAAGCTAAATTTGTAACTTTTGAAGATTTGCAAAAACACTACCAAGATTTCATAGGCAAAATTAACACACAA